AATTCTTGTAAACTCTTCTAACTCCTCATCATACATTTTACTACTTAATTCTACAAAGACAGGTGTAACAATTTTTTCAGGTAAATCTAAAATATCTGTTTTCATTCTACGAAGAACATATGATTTAGTTCTTTCCCTTAATTCATCTAAATTACTTGCCCCACTTGTGTTCCATACTTTTCTATTACCGACGGTGAATTGATATCCTTTACAATAACGACGAACATATGATTGCCAATTTAATGTTAACGGTGAATCAACAATCTTTAATAAGTTGAAATAATTTATTGGTCTTGACGTCATTGGGGTTCCTGTTAATAACCAAACTCGTGGTATGGTTTCCAATACATCATTTAATAAACGAGTTCTGTTTGCTGTACTATTACTAACATAGTGTGCTTCATCCACAATTGCTAAATCAAACTTTTCATTTACCAATAATTTATAGTCATCACTATCTTCACTTTTTTCTGTGGTGTGATAATTTTTTAATATATCATAATTGATAATATAGTAATCAAAAGTAGAACCCCATTTACGACCTTCAACTATTAATACTTTTCTGTCGGTGTAATTTTTAATCTCCCTATCCCAATTTATTTTAAGAGATGCGGGACATACAATTAAAACTTTCTTTGCCCCACTTTCCATCGATGCAATAACCGCTGCCGTCGTTTTTCCGAGACCCATATCGTCAGCTAATATAAACTTATTGTTTGCTAATAATTTCTCAATAGCAATCTTCTGATGTTCCATAGGAGGACGATTATCATATGGACTATAATCAATAACACGATTTAATTTTTTCTCATCTTGAACGATGGCGGACTTGGGTAACCACATCGCGTGGTTTTGTTGACTATCAATAACTTTACCCCATATATGATATGCTTTATCCGACTCACATAATAATTTTTCACACCATACCTTTTCAGGTGGTAGAGGTAATAACATTTCCTCCATTATTTTCTCACCAAATGTAGAAACGATATTAATATATTTCCGAGCCACTTTTGGGTCTGTATCTTTATATTTTAGAACATATTCAGACTGAGGACGAGTTAATTTAAAGTTTTTAACTTCCACAAATTTGCGTTTGTATTCCAACAAAACATTATTGGAACCCATATAATTGTTCAATATTTCCCTTGCTTCAACCTCAGGTATTTTCTTTTCCATCTATTATATATAATATAACTAAATAGAACGGAACATTAAACTATTTATTAAGATATGAACAATAAGTTACCAATTACCCGTTTAGGTAAATTTTTCTCCCAAGATGACTTCGATGTCAATATACAGATGGGTCAGGAGTATCTACACGGGGATTTAAATATGAAATTGGTCTTATATCGTGTCGATAGACAAAAGACCGATAATGACGATGTTTATGCTGAAACGGGTATGGACGAAATTAAATTTTTTCCTCCTGTTGAGTTTAATGCATTAGTAAAAATAGATGAACCTAAAAACTCATCATATACAAAAGGTCTTATGAGATATAATGAACCAGGTAATTTAACACTATCAGTTTATATTACACATCTTAAAGAATTGGGGATAGATATAAGATATGGTGATTATATAGGTTATGCGGATTCTGAAGAAAGGTTAAGATATTATACGGTTACGAATGACGGTAGAATAACATCGGATAATAAACATAAAATGTTCGGATACAAACCACATTATAGAACGGTAGTTTGTGCTCCAACACAAGAAGGAGAATTTAGAGGAGTTTAATATATGGGAATACCTAAAAGAAAAAACATGATTAATGTTTACGGAAATAAGGACACTTATGAAAGTGAACATATAGGAAAAAGAAGACAAGAGTTATTAGATAAAATAACAAAGTCAGATTCTTTTTTACCTGATTCTATTTTACACGATGATTTAGATAAGGGGATGTTGGATTATGTAAAAGATAAACTTAAGGTGGTTTCCGACGGAGTTCAAATTCCAATTATAGAAAAAATACTAACAATACAAAGGTGGGGAGAGTTTACCGCAAATTGGTCTTTTTCTGACGATGATGGTAATGTTAAATTACCTTTTATAGCTATTATTAGAAAGCCAGAAGTACAATTTGGAACAAATCCATCAATACAAAGAACCATTCCTGATAGACATCAGTTTCATTATGCAACTGTTCCTACTTGGGACGGTACATCTATGGGTGCCGATATCTACAAGATACCTCAACCAATACCATGTGATATTACTTATGATATTACAATTGTTTGTAATAAGTTTAGAGATTTAAATAAGTTTAATAAAGTTATTCTACAACATTTTTCTTCTAGACAAGCTTACACACAAGTTAAAGGACATTATATTCCTATTGTATTAGACACAATTGAAGATAATACTCCAATGGATACAATAGATGGTCGTAGATTTTACATGCAAAACTATAAATGTACAATGTTAGGGTTTCTTATTGATAGTGATGAGTTTGAAGTAAAACCAGCAATAAGTCGAGCATTTATTGTTAATGAATCTTTAGGTGGGGCAACTTTTAAGAAAAAATATTTAAGTAAATCAGTTGACATCGTTATATCAACAATTATTGCAGGAGAAAACCAAACAATATTTACGGTTGGAGAAAGTATTACTGTTTTATTTAATGTAGCAATAAATGGAATCGTTCAAGAAAAAGACATACATTATAGACATATTGGAGGAACATCTAATATTATATTTGATTTAGTTGGAACTCCATCATTAGGTGATGTTATTACAATTAGTTATTATAAAGGAAAAAACAATAAGATGTATGACCAATTTGGTAATGAACTTACAGTTGGACGTGAAAGTTATTTTTTTAATGGAACCGATCTATCTTTTACTTTATTACATAAAATTAGTTCTTTTATTAGTATAACCACAAATGGTTTAATTGAATATAATGATGAGGGTTATCAATTAACCGATACAAATCAAATTACTTTAACAAGTGCTCCTGTTAATGGGTCAAAAATGGATTTTGTTTATCTCTATTAATCATCTCCATAAATGTCCTTTTTCTTAGGTTTTACCAAATCCTCAATATGTTTTTCTAAGACTTTATAAATTTTAAGTCCATTGTTATCACAATATTTTTTTAGTATTTCATGGTGTTTTACACTTATTTTAACGTTTTTTTGATTCTTTTCCATAATAAAGATAATAAAAGATAAATAACTATCTTTTTAAAAAAAGTTGGGAAATCTTTGATAAAAACAAAGATATTTATTAGATAAGTAATAAAATTAATTTAACCAAACAAAAATCAATGGCAAGTAATAACAGAGTTTTCGTGTCTCCAGGTGTTTACACATCCGAGCTCGATTTAACATTTGTAGCACAGAGTGTAGGTGTTACCACATTAGGTTTAGCGGGTGAGACTTTAAAAGGTCCAGCTTTCGAACCAATTTTAATTTCTAATTTTGACGATTTTAAATTGTATTTTGGTAGTACATCACCAGAAAAAGATGGTAACGGTAATCCTAAATATGAATTAGGATATGTTGCAAAATCATATTTACAAGAATCAAACCAATTATTCGTAACAAGAGTATTGGGTCTTACAGGATATAAACCATATAAAACATTTGGTATTAAAACTGTTGGTGGTGTAATATTTGAACATAGTGCTCCTTATACAGGTATATCACAAAGTGCAGATGTTACAGGTGTTACAATCACTCCAACAACAATTACCACAACAGGTAGTAGTGTGGACTTAGATAAAATAATAAAACATTTATCAGGTGTAACTTCATATCAAGGTACAGATATTATAACATATCTAAAAGCAAATTATGGTGGGTACACTGGCTCAACCGATGGTTCAACCAACGAATATTTCATAATTGGTAGATTACCTGATGATGAACCTTCACCAAATGGTACTGAATTAGTGTCACCATTGACCGATAAACCATATGCTAGTAACTATAATAATAAAGAGTGGTGGAATACAATGCATCATCAATTAGATGGTAAAGTAGCCCCTATTACAGGAACTGGTATTAATGGAGTTTATTCATATAAATTTGAATTTACAAACTCAACAGACAAATGGAATATTACACAATATGATTGGGATGCTAAATTGGCTACAGATTATCATAATGTAGTGGTTGCAGCTGTTAGACCAAGAGGTCATTACAGTGGACAAACATTAGTTCATGAAGTTACAGGAAATGCAAAT